CTAGGTCCGCTGCGCGCTTTTCTTGAAATGCCGCAATAATCTCAGGCGTATGCACGGCGTTGGCGATAGCCACAACCTTGGGGTCCTGACCGGTTAAGTCGTCGCCCGGCTGCACAACATGGCGATGAAAAGAACGAGCGATTTCTTTCCCGTCCTTCATTACCACGGTAGCGGTACGCACTTGAATAAGGTTATACCGCGTTACAACCTCAAGTTTGTCTACTTCTTTGTATTCAGTAAGCATGTTAGCTCCTTATTACGGAGGGCTCGTACCATCCGTAAGGTAAGTGACGTTAGCGCTTAGGTATTTTGTACCGGTAAGACCATTAGTAGCGCCCCATGACCAATCAGAGTTGTACACAGCGCAAGGCATGAAGGCTGTTTTATTTGAGGTGAACCCGAACGTCGTAGCGTCCCCTCCCGAGCCATGAGTCGTATCTGAGCCTCCCACACCTGTACCCGTATCACTATAAAAAGGCACTGGGGCAAAAATGATATACCCGATGCTCGTTCCAGAGTCGATGATAATAGGCGCACTACCCTCTATCCACCCGTATAAGTACACCTTGCGCCCAACCTTGGTATACGACCCAAGACTATCCACTATAGTCCCTCCGACCAGCGCGCCGGAGAAAATGGTCGTCATCGTAAACGTGCCTTCTTCGTAATCGCTTAGGTAATTAGCGCTAGTCGTCCCGCCAATATATAGACCGCCAGATAGGTAAAGGTCCTGCCAGCGCTTGGAGGCGGAGCCGAGGTCGTTGTTGTTGTCGGTGTTGGGGAGGATGTCTGTGGTGACGGCAGTTAAATTTTGCACCGCGTCTACATAAGCTTTGATCGACTGCTGAGTTGCGAGCGCCGTGTCGCTATCCGAGGACATATCGTCTTCGTCGAGGATGGAAGTAACCGTGGTGCCCGAAGCAAGGGACACGCCCTCCGCCCGCAAGCTGTTGAAGACGTTCGTTACCGTAGCACCGACACCGGCACCGTCGAACTTGAGGACAACGTCTTTACCATTAGGGATTTCGAAGTCGTTTGACGCGTTATAGGTGCCTTGAAACACGATAACGCTGCGGCCACCAGACAAGCTGTTCCGCATAAATACGATCTTTTCTGCATCGTTGGGCGTAAGCTGCACATAGGCCGTGGCCCCAAGATCGCCACCGTCCACAAACTCGATTAGCTTGTTTCGCCCAGCAGACGTAGCGCCGTCCGTGATGGGTAGGGTATTGGGGGAGCTAGAGTCACCGGGGACAGCAAGGGTCTCGGTATGGACGCCGTTGATACCTTGGTCGATGATGTCGAGGTTAGTGTTGGTCGTAGTACCCCACACCCCCGTTTGTGCACCGGACTCGATCTTCTCGATGCCCAGATTGGTGGTATATGTACTCGGCATGTCCTAATCCTCTAGCTAAGCCGCTACGTCGGTCCAATCAGGTGTAACACCGGGCACTACATCTACCCAGATACCGCCGGACGGGTTTATATCATTCCACGAATTACCGGGCGTTGGTACTATATCACCCCACACGTTAACAGTACCCACTTGCCCCGTTCCCGCTACACCTATCGGGAATACATTGGCCGTGCCTGTTACTGTTACGTCGCCTACGGACCCAGTAGCCTGTACCCCGGTCGGAACGATTGTCTGACCAAGAGCAACAAAAACCGTGCCGACAGCGCCGGTAGCTTCAAGACCTGTAGTGGGAACGTTGGCGTCGGCAGTAACATCTACGCTACCAACTGCTCCCGTACCGGCCTCACCGGTAACATCAACAACAGCCGCTGCATCAACAACGACCGTACCAACCGCACCGGTAGCTTCAAGTCCCGTAGTGGGTACGTTTGCCGTGCCGGTAACAGCTACGCTACCAACCGCGCCCGTACCTGCTTCGCCAGTAACATCAACCGCTGCTTCGGCAGTAACCGTAACCGAGCCAACAGCCCCAGTGGCCGAGAGCCCCGTGGTGGGTACATTCGCGTCCGCAACAACTACAACCGAGCCTACGGCTCCAGTAGCGGCAACACCTGTGACGGCGACAACGGAATTAGCGGATACAGTGACCGAGCCGACCGCGCCCGTGCCCGCAGAGCCATCGACCTCCATAACAAGGATAGGTCGGCCCCACGAGCCAGCGCCCCAGCCAGCTCTGCCCCAGCCCGCGTATAGCGTTGACGACGCCATTTACATGCCCTTAGGCGATGCGGATGATGGCGTTGGAAGCGTCAGCAGTCGGGAACTGGATGGTGAAATCACCTGCCGTAGACGTTTTGTCCGAACCGAAGTCCAGCACAACCACAGCAGCGTCAGCCTCAGTGCTGTTGTAGATCAGCGCACCACGAGCCGTAACGGACGCAGAGGACCACGTCGTATCGGCAAAATCGGTGAACGCCGTCGTGCCAGAGCTGGTCGGAGTCACGTTCGTGAGCGTGTTGCCCCCAGCCGTATAGCCCGTGCCGCTAGCCTCGTTAGAGGTGCTGTAAGCGGTCGTAGCTGCGCCTAGCGTAGCCGCACTGGTGAACAACGCGATCTTGAACGTATCGCCCGTCCCGTTGGTGAAGTCGTGCGTGCCGGTTAAGAGCTGAGTCTTAAACGACGTGCACATTGCTTGAGTAATCGCCACGTCATAGCCTCCTTATGGCATCCGCTAATTCGGGGTGCCCTGCCTCAATTAAGGCATTGTAGATAGTTGTCCGGTCACTGGAAATGGCCTCACGCATGTAGTGCGCTACCACCTTCCCCATGTCCGCCTTGAACGCTTTAGCCTGATCTCGGATCAGGGGGTGTGCAGTTTCGGACACACTCATCAGCCTATCGACGCAACGCCCGGCTACTTCTTCCGGCGTGAACCCCCGATTATTCGTCGTGTGTACGGTGACGATAGGTTCGGAGGAGACCGAAACATCTACACTAAACATTAACTCACCGGCATCCTGTATTGCCCAGAACGATAGGCGTCCTCGCGCAGTTTGCCATCTCCGAGCTGCTTCAGCAGGGTCAGGGACAACGCAAACATCTTATCGTAATTCTGCACAATATCGGGCTCGGCCTTCATAAACCGCGCAGCCTGCACTAATGCGGCGTTAAGGAGCGCGGAATCAAACTCTTCACCTAGCCACGTCGTGCCCGCAGTTACGATGGACTCGGGGTAGTAACCGTAATGCAGCTCGACCGTATAGGTGGAGTCAGGCGTCGGGCCTACGATAAAGAAGTCGTCATCAAAGAACGCATAGTGCTGGGGCAGGCCCGTACCTGAGGACGCCGGGTAAGCCTCACGGATGAAGTTCACGTCCTTGTTCAGCAGGTACTGGTAGTCCCCAGAGCCATCCACCGCCGCCAGACTGTAGGCGTAGAGGAAGTCCGAGGGCAGCGCCAGATATTGATTGCCTACCGTGAAGTTACTCGTGGCGTTACGGCGTAGGGCGGGAATCTGAACAGAGTTATAGATGATCTGCTCAGCCTGCTCCGTGAACATAGCGAGCTGATCGTCCGTGAAAGTCGTTTCACAGATGTCCTGAATGTTGGTCTTCAGCTCGGTGTAGTTCATGACTTACGCCCTATGCCATCGGCCCACGGGCCATGGTGCCCTTGGTAGCTGCGCCCGTACCACGAATCTTGATCCCAGACGTTTTCATATTGATCGGCTGGTTGATCTTCGGGCTCGGAACTTTCTTGATCTTGCCGGTGTCTTTAACTTTCATGACCTACTCCTAACTCGTTGTGACGGTCACTGTACCAACAAACCCCGCACAAGGCGCGGGCTGTAACGGGACAATAATAGCGCGGCTCTGCGCGTATTCAGCACTGTCTGGGCGCGGGTTACGGATAGCCTGCGGGTCATCCACCGGGTACTCGCCCAACTGCAACTGCGGCTGATCCGGGTCCCAGCACTCAGGACAAGCCTTAATGTTCGTATCGCGGCGCTTTACGAAGACGTTCCGTAGCTCGCGCAGCTTGTACTGAAAGCCGCAGACATCGCAGATACCGAGGGCCCGCTGGCTAGAAGCGAACCGGTTACCCATTAGATGCGTCCTATGCGCGGCACAAAGCGGGCGTTGGTCTTCACCCGATCTTCGCTTGCGGCGCGGTCAAACTCTTCCTCGTACATAGCCTTCAGGATCGGGATACGCGGCTGCAGCTCCGGCACCTTCATAGCGATATGGTACGCCAGCCCTGCCACCAAGCAGGGGAGGAACCGGAAGGGCATATCCGGCGTCTGCACGCCTCGGCCTGCGTCCTCGATGCGGCGCATCCGCCAGTATTTGAAGGTGTAGTTGTTGCTGTC